ATAATCTCCAGTCATGTAGATATTATTTCCGAGAAGGAGACCACTTTGAACAAAGAACTGCATTCCAGCCAAGACATTATAGACATTGCTGTTTTCGATGGCAGTGCAACTTATACTAGGAATTGTTGAAGCAATTACGGAGAATCCATTATTAGCATTCGCCGTCCACTGTACCTGAGTCCATCCAACGAGACTACTCTGCGAATTCACGGTCATGCCATTAAAGATAACATCCGTGATAGGGAATGAAAGCCCACCATCGCTAAACAGAATGAGTGCATCCGTTGTGTTATTACCAGTTCCATTAGCTGATACCGTAAACCCATAGAAGTAAAGCTTAGAGAAAGGATTAATGGTGACCTTCGTGAATACGACATTCGTTGCTGTAGCATCGGCTGAGATAGTTAGGAAGTTGGTCTGATTATCTAATGAGCCAGGAGTGCCTATAACAAGTGTTCCATAATTGCCATTCTCTAATAGAACAACGTCGCCTGCCTGGATGGTACCAGAGCCGTTCAGACTATTAAGGCGTGGTCCAACGCTGTTGACGGTCGAGAAGATAGTCTGTGGATGTTGCCAAGGGTTTCCCTGAGTGCCATTTCCGGTCGTATCACTACCGTTAACAATATCGAAATACCACGTATTATGAGTTGTAGATGCGTAATTAGGAGTGTTGCAAAAGTTGTATACCTGAGGCTGTGGAGGAAGGTAGGGCACAGCGAAGGCCCCACCGCAGAAGCAGAAAAGAAACATCAACGATAGAAAGAGTTTAGTAGTAGTTTTCAATTTTTTTTCCCTAGCAATCGTGGAGACCTGTCCAGAGTATTTATAAATAAGATAGAGCATACCAGAGGGAGCTAGAGTTCAGATAAAATGAAGTTTGGATATTTTTGGGCCACAATTATAGTTGCGTTAACACTTGGCCTCTCGGGGATTGTCGATTATACAAATTCACATGGAATTCTTTTGGGATTCTCTGGTGGAGCTATTTCGACTTCTACCCCCTTCAATACCCTCATTCCACAAATTGTTGGTACTGATTATCCTACTGTTGGCACTACCGTATCGCTAACGGCTGACGTAGGACGTTGGGATAATTCACCCACAAATTACACCTACAACTGGCATTACGTTGGCGGAAGCACGCTCGGTACAGCCGCTACCCTAAGTCTCAATACGTCAACCAATGGCGTCCTCGGGCAGGCTGTAGAGGTTGACGTAACGGCCCAAAATGCGGCTGGAGCATCCACGGTGACAAGTCACTGGTTCGGCCCTATCGAAGCCTCTGCACCCACTACGCCCCCTAGCCTAGAGAGTTACAATGGAGGTCCAGCCCCACCTGCCCTAGGAGCCGGTACCCTTCCTGTTTCGCCTGCAAACTTCCTTCAGAATGGACATGCGATCTTTCCAGGCTGCACGATTCCTCCTGCGGTCCCAACAAACACCGCTACCACTGGTAGTCAGGCACATGTCTTCTATTTCGATCCTATTAACGGAACAACTCAAACTGCACAAATAGCAGCAGGTGTGCCTACTGGCAGTCAGGGACGTGCTGGTCATCCTTTCAAAGACATTTCTGCTATCTTCAATGGCACAACTGGTTATGCATCAAGTCCTCTCTTCGGATTTGGAGCAACAATTGCACCCGGAGACACTATCTATATTGAGCCAGGAAACACATCAAATCCTCTAGGTGTCTTGAATTCGTCTAATGCCATCTATAGTACCGTAGATGGAACCGCAGGAGCAGCTAGAGTCTTCACATGGATTATGATGGACCCTGCTGCAACTTCAAGACCACTTCTCCAGACCATCAACTTCCAAAATGGTTCAGAGGGCTTCCTATTAAAGAGCTTTAACGTCGAGAACTTCCGTAACGGTAACTTGGTTAAGGCAAGTGGCCTTGACATGATATTCGAAGATATTATGGTTTCACAGTGGCTCGGACATTCTGGTGATTCATGGGTGCATTCTGGTTACCCAATGACGGGCGGAACGTCTGATGGCACGCCACCAACCGCATCACCTCTTATCTCATTTACCGCATCACAAGACCCACCAATTCTCGCTGTAACCGCATCAGCAGGTTCAACAACACTAACAACTCCTAGTATTCCTCCTATGGGATACTATGTTTGGTCACCGGGGTTCTTCCATAATGGAGCAATAACGGCAGGACCATCAACAGGAATTCCTAGTGGGTCTAAGGTTATAGCCATCAATGGTTTGAATGCGGCTCAGTATCAAAGTTCAGGCGTATTCGTAAACGCATTGTTAGCTTCAAGCCTAACTGGTCTAACTTACAGAGGCACACAGACTACCAACCAAACAATGCCTAACAGCAACGACCTGACTGGTTATTGGCTTATGGAACCATCCGTTAATGCCGCTCAGTCTGTATTAACATGGACCAAAAATTCTGCGGCAATCTGGTTCACTGCTCAGCCAGCCATAGGCAATACGATTGTTGCTGACGGTCAAACGTTCACGTTCGTAGCTAGTGGAGCAACGGGCAATCAGATTAATATCGGGGCTGCGCTTAGTAACACTGTCACAAACATAATTGCAGCATTCAAAGCCTCAAGTGATACAAACCTATCTGGCGGAACATATACGAACTTCTCTAGTGCCATTGCTATAACATATCCCGTTGCTGGTTCCAACCTTCAATTCGACATATCAAGCATAACAGGAGCTACAGCAAATTCATGGAATGGCGTAGGAACAATCCCACCTGCTGCTCCAAATATAGCCTATATGGTCATGTATGGTCCTTCTAATCACATTCTTTGGTGGGGAGCATCAGGACCATGGTCTGACCTTGGCACACCTTCTATCACAATAGGTCCATGTGATCCTGTTAATGATGCAGCTACGGGTTGCCCTTCAGTGGCATATGTAAACCCAGTAAACGGAGCAACCATCTCAGGTGCTGGTCCTAAAAATATTCCTGGCTGTGATCCAGTTTATAAAGCAGCCGGTGTTAATATTGCTACTGGTGGGTGTGGAACAGGTGCTCCCGCATATGCAGGCACTACAAGAGCACTAACCGGAGAAAATGCAACATTTACTGATCAGATGAAAATAGTTCCTGCTGGAGCTTGGAATAGTATCGATTGGGATGGTGGTGCAGAAACAGCCATATATTTCCAAGGTGGTCCAAACGCTGCTGGAAGTTATAATCCTTCTCATCCAAACCTTCTACAGGGCGCAACATGTATGTCTGTAAAAGACAGCATTATTCGTGAGTCATATGTCGGCATTGCCTTGGGAGACGTTCAAAACAGTATTGTTTATAACAACAAAATTAAATGGATTTCTGGCGACGGAATGGATATATACTCAACTAACAGAGTCTGGGTAATCCATAACTACTATTCTGATCCAACCGAAATTTGGGCTCACCAAGACGCTCTACAGTTTGGCGATACCAATGGTCGTGGTGACGCAGGAATCTGCGGATCGGGTGCCCAGTGTACTGACTTGTATTACAATAATGCTGTTATTGAAAACGAATTCTATCAATTCAGTGATATATCAAACTACTTCCCGCGTGAGTTCCAAGGAATTAACACTACAGAGAATAATCACTGGGGAGATTACATCGCAGACAATATCGTCATCGCTAGTACGAACGGTATTAATATTGATGGCTACTACGACGTAGTCGTTCATAACATCGAAATTAGTTCAGCGATTGGACTAGGCAATCAACCAAAAGGATTTGGGTCAGGTGCCGTATTTGGCAATGGAATTAACCCACTCTATGGGCTATTAGCTAATAATATCGGTAACGGCGTGTCACGTGACGCTCGTGGAGAAATTCCAAATCTATGCACCGCTGATCAAGTCACGATGGAGACGAATATCAGTCTTTCATTCTTGCCACTTGGTTCCTCTGGAAATTCTCAATACTATTGCGGACAGACTGTAGGTCAAACCGGAACGAACACCTTATTGAATGGATCACAAGCAGGATCATATATTGGTTTGAACATTTGGACTCAAACAGATTGGCGTTCAAACGTATCTGGCGTATCTTCTTTGTTCGTAGCATACAATCCATTATTACCAGCGCAGTGGGTAGCTCAGAACTATACGTCACCTCTAGTTAATCCTTGCATCGTCAACGCATTCCCTAACTTGGGTACGTGTACAGTGGGCGCAAACGGCATTATGAACTCTCGTCCAAATGCAAGCTTTACGCCAACGACAGGCGTAGGGGCAGCATCGTCATCGCTAGTAAGTGTTCTCTACGAGTTTTATAATCTTCCTCTTACGACGGTTGCAGGTAATGGATATTATGTGGCAAACACTGCATGTTTCAGTGGGCCTACACAGCCATTCTGTAATGCTGGCGTGTACGTAGCAACGATATCAACTACACTGCCAGACAACTCTGTACCTCACCTTCAGAGTGCCTACACCTATGAGGGACCAGATTATAATCCTGGCATCAAGTCAGCAGGTACGCAGCTTGGTGCTCAGCAGCCTATTACAGATATTGGTGGAAATGCTTGGGGAACAACTCCATCTATCGGGCCGTTCCAGTAAGGGATAATGGTGCGTCCACTAGGACTCGAACCTAGACCGCGCTCCAATCTAGAGCATACCACGCTTATAAGGCGTGCGTTCTGCCATTAAACTATGGACGCAATTATATAATTAATGCGTCGGTATGTAGAAATCGACTTTGCTTGGATCGCCCTGATAGGGCTCTTTGTGTTCTTCGCCCTTTTTGCCAGCAGCAAGGTCGCGCTTGTACTGATCTGCCTCATTCAAGGCATCATTCATTTCAGACATCTTCTGACCCATAACAAACTTCTTGAATGTGGGTCCATCTCCCTCTGTCTTCACGCCTTGGAATTCAGTGCAAATCTTTGTGAGCTTGTTGTCTTCTGAATTCAGAGGCTTCTCAAAGAAAAGAGATAGGGCAAGGATCGAATTGTCGTTGATGTTATACATGACCTCGTTTCGAACGTTGTCGCGAGTCTTGTCATTAGCCTCAAGGAGGGCTGTGTAACCGAATGAGTGGAAGTAATCCGAGACAACCTTTAGGTCGTCTGTGGTGCATTTGTTGCCCATGGAGGGCGTTGCAACCGGCAATGGAGCAGCCTTTGCAATAACTGGCGAAACCGTTTGAAGTGAGCCATCCCAGTCAGGAGCAAAGTTGTCGAAATGATTATGAAGCTTATCCAAATTAGGAGCTTCTTGACCATAAGCCAAAGTAGTTGCTAAAAGAAATGGAACTAGAAACTTGAACATTATTTACAACCCTCGATTACAGTTTGTATGATTTATTTATTACAAAACTCGTTTAGCCATTTATCACGATAAGCAATAGTTCCCTTATCGAGTTTCGATCCTTTACTCTGTAGTCTACATATCCAACCTGAGACCCACGAGATTTCATGCTGTGGGAGTGCCTTTACCTTGGCGGCGTCGTCTGGTCTTTTCTGTGCTGTCAGCCATTCGACAATGTACTTCTGGCTGTCGGCCCATGACTTCCATGTGCCGTACCAGTTGTAAGCCTCTGTCACCTGAATGCCAGAGGGTATTTCTGTGAAGAATGGTTCTGGCTCAGCCATGACCTACTCGTCGGGGTTATTATCGAACTTCGGAGTAGTAGTTGTACCAGCAGCAGGAGGAGTTGTCAAGGGGGCGACTGAAGATTTCTCGTCAGGGTTAAGCGTGCTCAATTTGGGTGGATCACTCTTCCACTTCTGCTTCATCGTCTCGACAGCCTTAATCTCATAGCCGCCAAAGGTGCTGATGCATTGAGTGACAACTTGCTTGTCCATGAAAATGGTTGACAACACGAACACTTCCTTTGCACCGTCTTCGTCCTTCGTTGACTCCAATACCATATTTCGAGCAAAGGCATTATCAGCAAATGGTGTATCGAAAGCCATCACAAGAGTGAATTCTGTGGTCAGGGACTTACCTAACTCTACTGAAACATCCTTCAGACACATCTTTCCGACTATCTTTGCGACCATTTCGGCGGTAGCATGGGGAACTGCTGGTGCAGCGGGTGCGTCCTGAGCAATAGCCGTGAACGGCCAAGCGATAACGGTAGCGAGTAATAGAGCCTTAATCATTATGAAGTTCCTCTTCTGCTAGTGTTTTGACAAAAATACGGTACAATTGATCGCTCATTTGAAAGCGAATTCTATTATAGTCCAACGATTTACGAATGTCGCCGTCCTTATTTCTTTTAACGGCAGCTTTCCAATCACAGAACATTTCTATAATGTCATATAATGACATGTCATATATCCCAAACTCATAATGCTCGGGATGATGGGAGTTGTTGGCGTAATGATGGTCGAGGGCAGGTTTCAGAGCAGCTAACGAAGCCTTATATTCATCTGAACCATAGACCAACTCCTTCAAAAGTGGAGTGTATTTGTCGAAATATTCCTTCTCGGGAGACTGAAGCTTTGACTTATCATGTTCTGTGGCTCGGACGAACATCTTCGCATTGAAGCGAAAGATTTCGTTCTGCACGTCTTCAATATGCCTTTTGGTGTCTTCCGTCGAGTCGTAGTCAGACATCTCATCTCCAAAATTAAAAGCTGGTTTATTCTGTTGCCAAGAAAACCAGCAAAACTCCTAAGAAGGCTTACGCAGCTAGTGCGAACTCCATCTCGATTGGTGCATTATCGTTTGCATCTAACGTTTGTTGCGCTAACGTGGCTTCCGCACGGTAAACTCCACAACCTCTTCACGTGGCCTGTCGATCCTATTTCGAGCCCACTTAAGCATACACCTTAGCTCTAGATTAACGAGGGGTACAACACCTCTATATGCTTAGGTGGACTCGTGGGGTACCGCCCCCCAGTCCAAACCAGCTATTTACGTTATATCAACGTCTACGGGGATATTTATAACAGAAGCCTCTGGCCCTGTCAAGCACTTTCTGATGGTCGCACAATTTCATAGAGGCGAGCGGGGTCTTTAATTCCAACGAGACGGCAGAAAGACCCAAATGCCTCATAACATCTAGTTCCGCCCCAAAGGTCGTTTGGCTCATGCCAGACAATGAATGAAACCACATTCAGAACATCATCAGCAGCCATTGGTATCAAATTAGCTTCTTCAGCCATTCTTTCACGATCTTCAACGTAACTCATGGTTCACTCCTTGAAATTAATCCAAGACCACTTGTATGCTTCAAGCGTAACATTGCGGGCTTGTAGGGTGACGCTGGCGGCTTGGATTGATTTATCCCAGTCAGTCTTGGCGTCGTTCTCATATACACCCACAACGCGACTCAAGCCTGCCATAGCGATTGCCGCAGCACACTTTCCGCATGGTCCTGGCCAGCCATAGAGGTACATTATATAACCTGCCATGGAAGGCTCGTGTCGTCCAAACCAGATCGCGTTTTCTTCAGCATGGCGGACGCAGAGGTTCTTGAATTCTCGGTCGAGAAGGAAGTGGCTGTCGTCCATGCCTGGAACGAGCCCATTAAAGCCCACACTGACTAAAGAGTGGTCGGGGCGTGTGAGTACTGCCCCAACTTTTGTGCCGTCCTTGGACCATCCTGAGACTTCCTTGGCCAGCTTGATGAAACGCTTGTCCCACTTGTCCAGGCCAGCATCGAAGCGCGGAGTAGGAGCTACCTGATATCGATTCGGGTTCGGAACGACCCCATATTGATAGCAGTCCATGTGATCTTCCTTATCGTTATAGAAGACGCGATCACCGTTGACTTCCAAGCCGTCGTAATGGTTGCCCATTAATTCACACACATGAATTGGCCAGCACACGGAGTGCCAGGATCATGGGCGCAAGAGGCCAAAGCAAAGGTCAAGGCAAGAATTAGTAAAATCTTAGCCATCAGATATACACAACCTTCGTCTTCTTCGTCATCTTGCGATTGACGGAGGTTGACTGAACGAAAACCTCGTAGTCGGGGTGATCGGCTGGCTTCAGCTTGATTTCTCCAGCGGGCAGGCTCAAGGTCGAGCGAACGTCGCCCGCGTAGTACTTGCCCTTTTTCTTGTGCTTGATGATGAGCTTCTTCGAAGCTTGAACCTTCTCAGGCTTGTCCAACTGGTAGTACGCATGACCAACTTCAAACTCGCCAAACGACTTCAAGCAGAAGTCACGAATTTGGGTGCCCTCGTCCTCGGTCCAAACAGACTCAGTGCGAACCTTGGTCGTAATGTCGTCAAGCTCTGCACGTAAATCGGCAGGACGAAGAGCTTCAAGAGCGGACGTGTCATAGAACGAACGACTTGAAGTCACGCCGCGTGAAACGTCGCCAAGATATGAACGCAACGCAGAAGTCTGTTGCATTGTCGAAGCTGCAAATGCAGTCTCATTCTGCTCCCACTCAACGACGTTGCCCTCAGGAATGCCAAGCTTGGTGATCGAGTACTTATGACCGACAGGAACACGGAACACGAAGGTCCAACGATCCGTCTTCTGAAGCTGTTCGATGCGTCTCTTCAATTCATAGATGTTTGTCTCGACGGATGAATTCTCCTCGCCATCAGTGATGACCATGAGGATGCAAGTATCAGTCGGCATGGAATTATTCAGGATCGTAGTGATGCCAGTGTTAACTGAGTCCCAAAGGGGAGTTGACTGACCATCAGCGATATAGTCACCAATGTTGGCCAGTCCTTCGACCCAAATATTAGAGAAGTCAACTTTCACCTTTGCACGACGGCCAAGGACGTTCAATCTGCCGCACTCGATACGAGAAACGTAAATCTTCTCGGGGTTACCCTTCAGCGACTCAATGATTGAATTGTAGTCCTTCCTGGCTCCGTTCACGATTGAACGCATAGAAACAGAATGGTCGCAAACGATACCTGCACGAATTGTCATGATGAAGTCTCCTTTATGAGATCGGAAATGCGTAATTCATTATTAATCAACTCTTCCATGAAGGGTTCTGCTTGGTAACCCCAGAAACGGAAATGCTTAATCTGAGGCTGCTGCTGACCTTCAGGACCAACTGCCATGTTATCGAAGAAATATATGTTGTCGGGATTAAGGGCAACCGTTATTTGTTCGTATGGCATGGTATAAAGACCATCCATCAAGCGGTCTGCGTCTCCGCTAAACGTCTGACACAATGCTCTCGACAGCTTGTCGATAGGCGTCGGATTTAATGGGGCTGGCCTGATTTGTATCGTTTGGCGGTTCACTTTTATTCAAATACTCCAAATTCTTGCCATTGATTTGGCAAGTGATCCATCGGTTAATGTAGTCAGGCTTAAGCAGAGCATCTGTCTCAAAGATCAATTTGCTCTCGTAATAAGACATTTCGCTCTTCGACTTACAAAGCCTGACAATGGACCTTATAGCATCTTCCTTGCCGGTTGTCAAGAGGCTTTTTATGTAATCAGACGAGCCGTAATATTTTTTCCAATCGGACTCGACCTTGAGACGACGCACCTTTCCCTTGACCACCTTTTTCTTGGCGGACCAAAAGATTTTCCTGCCTATGTACTTCTGCCCTGTAGCAAACGTTATATGATAGACAAATCCAGTATAGTCAGTGGGAGTGTCGGTATACGGCACCCCCATATATGTCCAGTCCATTCAATCCTTTACTTGTTTCTTCTCTTGAACCACGGCTCAGGAAGAGTAATCGTGCGGCGAGCCTCGATCCACTCACCCACCAAAGCGTTTCTCTGGTTATCATCAACCGTCATCTGGATAGTCTCGAAAGAAGGCATCTTCTCGATGATTAATGGCAATGTTTCGATGCAACTTTCCTCGCGGAGATACATAAGGTCGTTCTGGTCACTATCACCACAGACGATCAACTGACAGTTGTCGCCCACGCGAGTGATGACCGTGTGGATTTCTTCATCGTTCATGTTCTGAACTTCGTCCACCAGAATAACAGCGTCTTCCCATGTCATGCCACGCAGATATGAAGTTGACACGAACTCAATCGTGTTGTTATTCTTCAAATCTTTGTATTTGTTGCTTGTGGCACTACGAGGAAGATCATCGAACATCTTGTTGACCATTGAGTCATAAGGAATTTCGTAAATCTCGTTCTTCTCGTTTTCCTTTCCAGGCAAGAAGCCCTGACTACGTGAAGGCACGGTTGATCTAACGATAATCAATCTCTGGAAGTCACATTCATTAATTACAGAGTCGAGGGCCAAATACATACCCACGAAGGTCTTACCTGTACCTGCACAGCCATGCACAAAGACGTTCTTGCCTTCATCGAAGGCAGTGAATATCTTCTCTTGATTTGGGGTGGCGGGTATCACTTTCTTAAGCATAGCTGAAGTCTTTTTTCTTCTCTTGGTTGATGCTGGATGACGGTCCAAGACAACTCCTTATTCTTTGATAGCTTTCGCTGTATTATATATACCCGAAAATATTTATCAAAGAGATTAAGACTTCTTCTTGCCGTTTACCTTAATGCCAGGAAGCTCAATAGTCGAGCGAGGATAGTCCTTCTTGATCTTCTTCAAAACACTACGAAACCCATCATCAACATGCACGCCATAACCAGCATAAGATACACGAATGCCAGTGCTAGGTAGCTGATGCATATGAGGATTTGCCTCGATATATCCATCCAATTCAGAGATTGCCATTTCCTCGACACTCTCCACATTGGTTAATGTATTACGAAAATTATAATAAGCCAAAATTTACTCCTGTGGTTCGTCGGCCTTCTTGCGGTCGTCTTCCTCAAGCCATGAATTTGGGCCTCTTTCTGGAAGAAGGTCAGTGAATGCAAATGCTTCCTGACATAGGGTGTAAGTCAGAAACGGATAAGGAATTCGCTTGTCCTTGACGTAGCAAAGCAAGCGAGCATCATCTGGATGCACCATTTCGAGCAAGTCGATGAACAACTTCTCACGCTTCTTCTGAGGCATGGTATTTTGGTTTGGTGACATACCGAAGATGAATTCCCTAAGGCGATCTTCTTCCTTCGTCAAAATGCCAAACGCATCAAAAGGCATTGGATTTGGCGTATATGGAGGAATGCCTTTTGGCAATAACCAGATCATTGCGGGATGATACGCAACACGAACGATATCACGCAGTAGCGGCGAGTCATTCGCTCGCAATGCGTCGATGCGGCCCTGTCGGGTGCGTATTTTAGATACATCGGCCAGAACTTCTGAAACCGTTCTTGTTTTAGTTTGCATTTGTGTCTCCTTTAAAAACAACTTCTTGAGTATTGGGATCAATACTAAATTCAATAATGAAGAAAGGTATTGTCTTAGTTGCATAATAGTCTACAACATACTCTTGCGTAACATCATCGAAACCGATTTTGTAATCGTATATTGCACCCTTCGTTTCTAGCTCCTGTAACCACTTTGCAATCATCAGAAATCCTGTATTGAGGAAGCTAGTGTGTCTAAACTGTTAGACATCAAATAAAACAATAACTTACCCTTTGGTTTATTTATTTGTTTCTCGTATTCAGCAAGAATTTCCCATGTTACGTCGCTTGGGATAAACGATAAATCGATCAATTTCTCATTCAATTCATAACGCTCAGGGTTAAGGGCACCAGCTTTACCAAGAGCTTTTCGCTTGGCTGTAGCAGGTGACTGACGCTGACCTAGAGCAATAGAATTGTCAGGCGAGTAGACGTTTGGGATTGAATCCCCTACGTCACCAATCAAAATATGCTCAGCGAGGAATTCTTTAGGATTTACAGCCTCTTCCCATCGCTTATCAACAGGATTATACTGCTTCACCCAAGGATAAACCTGTAACTGCTTAAGGTCTTTATCTCTTGAGATGATTAAGACCTTATCTTTCGAAGCAGTTTCCATCTCTACCAAAGTAGCAATGATGTCATCGCCTTCGGCACGTTCAACTTCTATTACTGGATATGGAAGATACTTCTTAATCTCTTCCCTGATAGTCTTGATAATACTAAAGACATGAGTCCAGTCGATGGTACTCGCATCTCGATCTATCTTTCGTCTGACCTTGTAGTAGGGGAAGATTTCTTTACGCCAATAATTTTGCCCATCACAGGCAATAACCATCTTGCCGTATTCGGCCTTATACCTAGTGTTATAGTTCTTCAGTGAAGATAATACAGACCAACGAATGCGATCTTCACTAATGGGCTCTGCAATATCACCTGCATATTCTTGATAACGAATATTAGCCATGATAGCGGCGACAATAGTACCTGAGAAGTCAACTATTATCATGCAACGCTTCCTGAATGCTCTTATTGGACTCAGAGAATGTATTAAGAATATTGTTAGCCAAATTCAGCGACTCAGTAAGTTGTTTTCTGGACTTATCCCATGCGACGAAAAGAACAATGATCGGCAGCGGATCGATGTTAATCGTGTCAGCTTTGCCATCCCATGCATTCAAAGCGTCTGCAATCTTTTCAAGGGCTTCAGGAAGTTCCATTGCCATTATGCAGCCTCAGGTTCTGGTGGCTCATCGTCGCCGTTGTCGTTCTTGGGAACAGTTGCGTTTGCCTTCTTGTCTTCGAACATGGCGATATAGACAGGATGGAAGTAATCCTCCAGAACCTTCCACTCTACCTTCGACAGAATACGCAGTGCAATATCGATTGCTCTATATGGCGTGATCTTCGTTTTCTTGTTGGTGAAGTCAATAACCACATGACCTTCAACAGGCGTAAAACTAAGTTTCTCGGTCATTATATATCACCTTACTGCCTTCGTATGAAAATTTGAACGGAAGTTCCTTAACCATAGTTAGTTGACCGAAGCGAGTCTTAAATACTTCGAAAGCGTGAACGAGCCTCATTCTATCTTCAGGAGTGGGAACATAAAAAAGGAAGAAGCCACCACCGCCTGCACCAAGTAATTTACCCCCAAGGGCACCATTAACCATAGCGATGTTATACATGTCGTCAAGAACAGTATTTGAAATGCCCTTCGAAATCTGCTTCTTCTCAGCCCAGGACTGATTGAACAAATCACCAACCGCGTCATAATCGCCATCGAACATGTAACGCATCGCTTCGAAAGCTCTATCGCGGTTCTTCTGAACATGAGCAAACTTGATAGGATCGTTCATTGATGCCGACTGATCCTTGAGGATGATATTGCCATCTCTCTCAATGCCAGTGTAAAACATAATCAGCTTCTCTTGAAAGTGATCAGTCCACTGTCCATTAGCTTTGGTTACTCGGACACGACCACTCTTCTCGAAATTGAAGAGGTTCATTCCGCCAAAAGCAGCCGCGTACTGATCTTGCTTTCCTATAGGAAAACCGCAGTTCACAATTTCGATTGTGCAAGCGTCATTAGCCAATTGTGAATTATGGTATTCAGGCTTTGAGAGAAGTGAGTTAAGAAGCCCCACAGTAAATGCGGAGCTAGTACCAAGACCGCAGCCATTATAGCTAACGTCAGATATGGAAGCGATTTCCCAACCACTGTAGAGATTTGGACCATAGACATATTTCAATGCCTCTCGTGTAATGATATGCTTGACATCATCAAGCTTTTCGGCGTGTTCGACCTGATCAAACTTCAGGCGAATGCCAGGATTGAAGGTCGGATGGACCATCACATAGATATACTTGTCGATGGTCACAGACAGGGCTGCACCGTCTTCCTTACGGAAAAAGGCTGGAAGGTCTGATCCCCCGCTGAATAATGAAATGCGTACTGGTGTCTTGGTTACTATCATTGAGCGTTTATATCAGTACGGATCAATGTTGTCAAGTGTTTTCTTTTCCTTCGTCATGGAGATAAGGAAGTCCGCAATGTCGGTAAGACAAATCTCTTCGAACACGCAGGACTCTTCGTAATTAAAGAAGGAGAATTTCTTCCACTTCTTAAACCACTCGATGTAACCAAGACGAGTGCCATCCTTCGTGTTGGTCACTTCCCAAAAATAAGGATTGGCTGCGTTTAGGTGCGTATAATCCCTCTTATCGAAGGTGATGAACTTGCCTACATAAACCGTATCCGTAACTCTCTTGACAGCCATAACTCACCTCTTGTTTGTATCGACAACCCAAATTTGGTCGGTTGAAACCTTGCGGCTCTCGACACTTTCATATTGCTTATGCAAATCAACCAGAAGGCCAATCCACTTCTTTGCAATAACCTCAGGGTTATAACGCCAATCGACGTAGTGCTTATTGAAACTCAGGTGATCCTGCAAGGACTGACTGTTCTCGCGAACGATGCTAATTCCGCCGCTCAAGGCTGAGAAGAATGCGTTCAACTGCTCCTGGGGATTGGTCGATCCCTGATACATCAAATTCAGGCTTCCAGACGTGTCTGACAGGGCTGCAAGGTTTGGATGGATGCATAGCAACTTCGCGCTCATGGCCTCTAGCATGGCTCTACAAGCGGTCTCAGGCCACACTGATGGGTACGCGAAGATATGATAGCTCTTCATCTTCTCAAGCAATTCGTCATGCGGTGTGAAACCGTAGTACTCGATCTGCGGATGTTCGCGGCACTGTTTGAACAGAGGTTCGAACTGCTCATCCTGCTGCGGACGACCATAGGCCGCAAATGACGAATGAACATGCAGCTTGATGTTCTTGTCGGTCTCTGCAAGCTTGGTGAAAACGGGTAGGAGAACATGTAAACCACGATGTGGCGTCGTGAAGTATGCGATGTGGATAGTGTCGGACGACTCAGGCTTATCCACAACGTCAGATGGATAAATGCCACTCTCGATCACGAGGTTCGACATATCGTAAGGAAACTTCAAGAAATTAATGAACTGCTGCTGCTGCCAGTTCGAAATGAAGACTGTGCGGTGTATCTTCTTGCGGAAGGAAGCATCAGAGAGCTTCTGGAACTCAGGCTCCTGCGGAAGATCATGCAAGGTCAAAATTCTGATCTTGCCTTCCTTAAGGTCTGTAATGCGGCCAGGAATAATCTGGACATTCTCAAGCAACTCTCGCGGAATGATGCCGCTATAGAGGAAACGCATGAACAATTCAGTGCCACCATTGGCATTCTTGTTAATTTCGTTTACTTCCATCAAGTCATAATTGTCAGCCATTCTTAATTCGTTCCCTTAATTCTGTGGAGCTATAGTTATGAAATCGTGTGATAAAAACGATTTCAGTTCGGATTAACATACAGGTATTCTGCGAGCCAACCTTGCGTTCATCGAATGCCTGTCGATAGTCACTACCAAGAAAACGTTTGTCGTATCGGTAGTTACGAAGGATGTAGTCTAAATCCTTCTCCGTCTCATACGGCATAACAGTGCTCACGCTACGGAGTTCTTCCAGTTGAGTGTAACGCTCGAAAATGCTCTGTACTGGCTTACTCTTCTCAGGTCTCTCAACAGAGGGATCGAGGTGAAGACCAACCGTCAATAGATCGCATTGACGCGCTGCTTCCTTCAGGAACATGACATGTCCCGTATGAAGAAGATCGAAAGCTCCGAATGTGACGCCTGTTATCATTTTGGCCACAATGCCCATGCTAGAGAGGATGAACTTATTACGCCAATGATTGGCATGAAGATATCGGGGTCTCCCCAAGACACTTGACGCAATACCGCATCAAGGAATAGGAAAAAAAACAGGATGGCAAGACAAATAAGAACGAAGCTCATCCTGTTACAATCTCCTGTACGTCGTCAAATCCTTCCTCAACGGTCGGGTAGACGAAAGTGTCAGCCATGGACTGGAGAACCCCCTTCGGGATCGTCTTGCCTGGACGCATCTGCAATCGCACCTCGTGGACTTCCTTGTCACACGTAAATACGATAGCAATCTTCTTGTAGTTCTTTGGAGCCATATCCAAGAGACGCTTACGCGACTTAATAGTCAAGTTCGTGCGATCAATGAAAATGTTACGATCAATCGCGAAAGCGGTATGAACCTGAGCGAAGAAGATGGCAGTCGCCTGCTCGATGTAATTCGAGAAAACCTGAGTGTAAGTTTTTCCAATCATCGCAGCATAACTTTCTATCAGAGAGTCTGTGCTAAGCACAAGAATTTCCTGAGTAGTCTTCACTGCAATGTTACTCTCGATCCAACTGGACTTCCCAACGCCGGGGAGTCCAACTCCAATCCACAGATACGGGTTCATGTCAATCTCCATCATAAACTCACGTTAGCACAGCACAATAAACTTGTCAAGCGGCAAGTTGGCTACCAGCCTTTAAATTATCAAGTATTTTCTGCATAGCTGCCTCGGCTGGCTTCCACTCTAAAAAATCGGTCCAGCTTTTTAACTTTTCCTTTTCGAGACGTTTCTGGATATATTCCATATCCTTTTTGGCCTCACGATATAAATGTAAATTCACAACAACACACATGATGAACCTCATGAATTTTGGTTGGGAGGGCTGGACTCGAACCAACATTAAACGGGTCAGAGCCGTTCTTCCTACCATTAGAAGACCTCCCAAAAGGCATGATTATTTATTAAGGAACGGATTGATTAATCTGGTAGAGAATTCAGGCATCCCTTCCTTAATTGCTTCATAGCAAGTTACACATTCGTCTAACGTACCACGAGTATGAAGATTATCTTCTTGACCTATCATGCCGATACTACATAAAGAATAAAGGCCATAATAACCTTCTTCAATATAGTATATAATTCTCATCACAGACACGTGAATTCCTTTGCATTATTCTCTGTGTAGTAGACGTGTGGAATACCAAACGTCGCGATAGCTCGTAGACATCCTACGCAAGGCTTAGACAAGCCAGTAATCCATGGACCATTACGACCATCACGTTTAACCCTCATGATATAAAGTTCAGCATCGCGCAGCGAGTCAATATCTCTAGTAAACTTGAGGTAATTCTTGATGGCGTCAATTTCGGCATGTAGATAGATGCAGGAATCATCCTTTGCGAAACGCTTCTGGAAGGGATGAGACTTCTTGCTATTATATCCCATTACCTTCGTATCACCCACCTTTACGACCGCTGACATTCGTGCCTTACCAAACCCCTCATTATGAAGAGCCTCGTGGAACATGTGTTCAAAAATGAACATATTACTCGTCTTTCGCACTCACCATATAGAGTGTAGTCGTCTGGTCGGACTTAATCGGATAGTGAATATCGTAACGGTTGCGAACCTTCTGCAACTGGTCGATGACGAATTGAAGTGTATTGAACGTCATCTCATCGCAGTGACCTTCCTGAAGGTCGTGATAGACCGTCTGAAGATTGGAGTCAACCGCACGATCCACGAAGAACTCCGTACCATCCGCAGTCTTACGAATGATTGGTGGAAACAGAACTGCCTTGACATAAGCAAGGCAGTCATCAGTCTTTTTTTGCCAAAACCATCTCATAATTTACGTCCTATTCAAATATATTAATGGCTGGAGAGGTAGGGCTCGAACCTACAACATCCTCGTTAACAGCGAGGCGCTCTACCATTGAGCTACACTCCAATATTCGATAAATTATTTATAACAGACTATAAAGGGTCTGTCAAGTCTCAATCCATGCCCAAAGCGGCGAGGTAGAGATCGAGAATAGTCTCAATCTCGTTACGCTCGTCACGGTCGAGCTTACGAAGAGCGACGACCTTCTTGATGATCTTGGTGTCAAAGCCAACAGCCTTCGCTTCGCCATAGATATCTTTGATGTCCTGGGCAATGGCAGTCTTCTCTCCCTCAAGACGCTCAATGCGCTCGATGAAAGCCTTCAAGTGGCCTGCGTTCACTTCGGCAGTCGGCATTACTTCTCCTGCCGTATCATTCACGTCACTCATTTTCATTCTCCTTTGCAAAGGCAACATCGCCTAAAATCTCCGACTTATTCCACGCATCCAAAGGTCCACCAGATAAAGAACCAGTGTAGACCTTCTCTTCGACAACAACGTCGAACCTCTTCTTAAGCTGTTCCTCACTTAAAATCTCAAGACCTTGATCACTGAACAGAATATATTGTTCGGCCATAACCATGTTCCTTGGAGGATTAATGCCACTGCCAAATTTATCTTCAACAGTTAACCAACTATAAACATCATTCATATGGAACTCGATATGGGAACGTGATTCAATTTCTTTTATCAATGCTCGATAGGACTCAAGAGTACCATCCCAAAGAAATGCTTTGAACGTAGGTACTTTCTTCGTAAGCGACAACTTCTTCATAGGGTATATTCCTTCTGTACAGCCAACGGGAAGTCGGTGTTATCCATCAGATGCGTATAGAAAGCATCATCCATTTCCTTGAGCTTCCAAGTCTTTTCCTTCGCATTAGCAAACGCGTAAGTCTGGTTAGTTGGTCTAACGACATATCCCAAGTCTAAAGCCATTGGCAGAATGCCAGACCACTTGTCTATGCCGCTGTCGAACGAAACAGTGATAGGAATTTTCCTATCCTGCTTGACAAAACGCGACTTTTCAACTTTAATCTTAAAGTCGAAGCCGACAAGTTCTTTGTCTTTTCCTTCGCCTTCAGTATTCTTTTCTGCACCAATAATCCATATACCATTCGAATTATACTCCGTTCCTGTGCCGCCACCTACAACCTCGCGAGCATACATCTCAAGGGTCTTGTAGGTATGATTAATTACGATCATATAGATGTTCTTCATGCCAATGGACGGACCAATGATACGGAACATCGACTTAATAGCCTTCGCTCTGGTCATGTCGATTGGGGTGCTGCCGCCCTTCAAAGCGTCTGTTGCTTCCTTAATCGAGGGAGCATTACCTAATGAGTCAACGATGACGAGGACACGATCCTTGGCCCCAATGCCTTCGAACTGTGTCGCAAGATCATGGGTCATAACCTCAAGGTTCGCCACAGGCGAATGAAGAACGTTGTCTCGCTTGATATTGTCCCAGTAAGGCTTGGGTGAACCGAATTCAGTATCGTAAAATAGGATGGCACCATCGGGGAACATAGCCTGGAAGGCTTCAGCAATGACAATGGCAAACTTGGTCTTGAACCTCTTCGAGGCACCAGCAATCTGGAGAAGTCCCGGTCCCATGCCGCCTGTCAAATTGCCTGACAAGGCCACATTAAGTGCAGGAATTGATGTACTGATTATGTCCTTATCTTCCCAAAGGATGGATTGTTCGAGTAATGCAGTCTCTTCAATTGTCGAATTCTTCTTCAACCTATCAATTATACTAGCCATGTCACTCCTTAAAAAATTCGTCATGAATGAACATCATATCCCCTTCGGGTCCAGATGTCAAGCGTTTTCTTCCTGTGCTCAATGAAAAAGAAGCAGACACAAGTAGAATAACAGCAAGAGGGTCGGTAACGCAGACAATAATAGTAATAATCCAGCGTACCGTGTTCTCCAACTGGGTCGCGTCTGCCTTTCCATATATAAAGTCAGCCAGATATTGTAGAGGTCCAAAGTCTGCCTCCAAGAGCTTGTTTGCACTATCTTTATTGACTTCTTGCTCGTTTAACGCATCCAGAGTGGATTGATGTGCCAGCTTCTCTTTCGTGAGGTTGTCACGAGTTTTTCGTTGTGCTGATAGCTGGTTAAGTGCTTGGCCTGCTCTGCCTGTCTCAGTAAGCTTAGCGATTGCCCTATCAAGGTTCCCAATTTGGGTATCGAAGTCTGCGATGGTAGATTTTTCACTGGTGATCTTTTCCTGCACGATTTGAATTTGACTGATCTGGCCCGCGTTGGCGACTTCCTGACCGATATGAGCCTTCGACAGTAAGCCGAAAATGCCCATACTGTTGATTAACATAAGCGTCAAAATCGCGATTACAAGATATGTCTTGACTAAAAATGCTGCATTGCACCAATGTTGGTGTAGGAAGGCAACCGCTGATAACTTGCCAATTTCAAGCACCACACCAAGCACGATAACAGCCATTACGGCTCCTGGGAAGATTGCCGTTAACCCTGTTATGGAATAAAATGCAGACACACAACTAATCGACAAAGCCGCTAGGAATAGAACGGTAGTTAGAAGCACTTATTTTCCTGTCTTTAGGTACTCAGGCAATTCCCAACACTGTTTCGCCCAATATCTTGCTTTAACAGGATCGTGACAGTACATGTAAAGAGTCTTCATCTCGCGGGTGTAGTAAATATCCCAGATATTGGCATACTGATCCTTGTGTATATGCGGCTTGATTCTCTTCCTTCTGAAGAGACTTTTGAAGAAATTCCACATGACTTTACTCTGCGATGATTGTGGTGATATCCTGCATAAGCTTGTCGATCACTTCGACTCTATTAGGCCACTTGATCACCTCAAGATGAGCATCCTTCTTGAGGCCCACAAGCAAAGGCCAAATCTTATCCTTGACCTTTCGAAGCTTCGTTTGAGCTTTGGTAACCTCGTCCTGAATTGCTTGAGCACTATCCTTCTCGGACTTCTTGATGCTTTCTTCGGTTGTCATTGAGAAACCGAAATCCTCAATACCTGCTTCGTCAGCCATTATATATTCTCCATTAATGCACGTCTTATTTATTGCTCATCACGCCATGGTTCGCATTTATCTCGACCGCAACTACAGGCTGGCCAGTAGCACCAACTCCAACTTTTTCCTGGCTTATTCTCGTCGCCCATACAGTCACAAATGCGACCTATAAGTCCTAGACCGTTATGAGAAAGGACGCAATCGCAATATATAACTTTGGGGACGGCATAATCCTCAGATGCAGCCTGATCCCTCATGAAGGGGGTCTCTGTGATTGTCTCAACCAATTATCACTCCTACGGTCTCGGGTGCTGGCGGTGGTTTTCTGATGATCTGCCAGCCGATACTGTCGAGCCTATCGATAACGAAGACCGCATCCATCCTTATGGTACGATCACCGTAATAATCAGGCGCAATGACACGCAAGGCATTCATCATCGCATTGATAAGGTCTTTATCAAGCATATTCACTAGTCTCCAAAAAATTCAGTCAACTCCAAATATCTCTTTAAGAATGCCGTATAAGCATCCTGAGGATTATAAAAATGGAACTTGACCTGTCCCTGATATTTTGGAATACAATTCTCAAACTCAGCAACATCTTCCTCGCCAGGAAAATTGATGAGACGATTCTTGAAGACTGTGTGATATTCGGTGATGAACATATCGAAATCAACCTGCTTCACCGCAGTCGGAAATGGATATTGGTAGCCAAATCTCCAAGCAATATAAGAATCAATCTCCCTCTCCATCTTTTTAAAATCAGGACTCAGGTTCTTGAGAGGAGTAACCATGTCGCCCATAATTGCTTCTGCGGCGTCGTGCATGAGACCGCAGAAAGCAAATTCTGGAGGAACGAAATAGGAGACGTTGATGCAATGCTCAGCAATCGAATAGAACTTATCCAAGTCCATCTGCCCACCGAAGCGGGCAGACGCTGCAAGTCCATTTGCGATATCAGTAACATGAATAACGTTTCTCTGAATGTCATCGAAATAGAACTTTCGACCTGAATTCATTCGTATATAACTGCTGGGCTGCATAAATCAGTCCTCCAAGTGACTCCAATCGACTTTACCCTTCTTGAGGTACTTTCGAAGTGTCTTTGCCGCTTCTTTGGCAGTGATTTCGTTAAGGTCGTAAACGTTGTCGGCATAGAAGAGGTTCTGTAAGTCTTCTTGAAGATCGGGATAATCGGCATCACTGTCGGGGTCCGTAGGAAAAAAATTGGTCATATCGTTATCAGGGTCAGGCTTGTTACCATTCATGTTATGTGCAAAAGACCAAATCGCTCCAGCGATGCAGCAAGCCGTGCCGCAAGCAGGTGCGCCCCTAATGCCGTCGAACTGAGTTTCCTCGATTGGCGTAATGAAATGGTCCATGGCGAACTTATAGTTTCCCTTGAGACCGTCGAACTTATGCGGTGCTCCCTGATCAAGCCAGATCAGGGTCTCAAGAGCCCCCTCTGCTTGCTTGGTCGTCTTGAATGCAGTCACTTCCTTGATATGCTCGATTGTGGGATATACGCGTACTTTTGCCATGATGAAGTTCTCCTTTCAAGAGAATGGTGGGAGAGGTAGGACTCGAACCTACGAAGGATTAACCAGAAGATTTACAGTCTTCCTCTGTTGCCGCTAAGGAAACTCTCCCGTGTGGATATTTATCGTCAAAACATCTCGTTCAGGTCAGGCTCTTTCGCAGACGTGAATTTCACGACGCCAAAAACAGCCTCAATGGGTTTCAGAAATGTCTTCTCCCATTGATGGTCATAATCAATGTATTTTTCTAATCCCCAATTCCTCGGGTAATCCGACTTAACAGAAATCACTCCCTGCTTGGTCGGGTTCTCGGGATGGAGGTAGCAGTATTTAACCTTGTCATGGTTATAAATCATTTCGCAGGACTTGTCAAGCCCTATTTCCTTGAGATATCGATTATAAAAGATCGCACCCTTGACCTGAACTGGCGTCGAACGACGATAGAGATTAACTTCATCAGAATAAAGACCAATGTCATTGACGCTGGTCGAGGCACCAATCTCATCGAAGCCCATCTTGTAAAACTTCTTCCTGAACTCCTCGATGAATAAGTGTATCTCATTCTGCTTACCATCGAATATCATCTCAAATATGCTCTTCATAGCATCTCTAGTGACTTTAGGTACGCTTGAGCGCACAGTCTCAAGTCCCGTTACCTTTAACTTAGGCTTTTCATGAAAGATACCTTCGTCATATGAGATGTTCAGAGCGTAACGCTTCTTGCGAATGAAGAACGCCTGCATACAGACCTTCTCCAGCTTCATGTCGAGCTTGTTATCGAAGGCGTGCATCTTACGGCAGAATTCTACACAGATACGGGCAACCTCTGGCTGTACTACTCTTTCCATGTATTCCACAATATCCTGAGGGGTCGCATTAGGAAATACGACATTCGGAAACGAGATATAAGCCGAGTCTGTATCCTGATAAACAATGTAATCGTACTTCTCTGTGTTCAATTCCTTATTAAGGTAAATGTTGAGATGTTCTGCCACATACTTCGACGCTAACTGACCAGTTGACGTAATGCCCTCGGCCAGACGATTATCGAACCATCGAAACCATGTGTTCGCCATAGCACCATAGCCTGAATTATTCAGAAGCTTATAGGCGGTCTGAATATTCTTATATCTCATGTAGATATTATGAGCATTCGAGTCAGCTTTATCTTCTTCATAAACCTTACGAGCTTGAGCTTCCAGCACGCGGAAACGTTTGCGTTCAGCAAAGAAGTGTTTCATAATCGCAGGGAAGAAACCTTCTTTCTCGCGTCTAAAGAAACACCCATTGGAAGTCAGGGCGAGATTCTTCTCTTCTAGGGCATCAGTATATTTTGGCATCATCACACCATCAAGGGTCTCAACTGAGAAGAGCTTGGTAGTTTTGCCCTGGAAAGTATCAGGCGAAATATTGAATGTCATAGCAATCGAAGGATATAGAGACGTGAAATCAAGTGATCCAACATTTTTATAGAGACCGGGAATTGGCTCTTTCACAAAGCCTCCCATGATCGTAGTCGTGTCATCTGACTCTTCAAAGAATGGAACCACCATACCACGATCCATTAAGTAATTATGGATCAAAACGTCCCACGCTTTAACAGTCTTGAGCAAATTATCATAGTTGACCTTACAGACATAAGCCTGAATAACGATCTGCTCGATGAAGTGAATTTTCTCTTCTAGGCGTAGGATCAGGATAGTATCCTGAATATTATACGTGTAGAAAAGTTCCTTGTTCTGATCATACAACTTCGCGAGAGAACCATACTGACTATAGTCAGTTTTCTTCTCCTTTAATTCATATTCAGCGATGAAATCAAGTTTATAGTTCTCACGCTCACCAATAGCGTACTTCTTGTACGCCTCGTAGTAGTCGATGATCCTTACACCAAAAATGTTGTAACCAATGAATTCCTTACCGTCGCGTTGTCGGACGGTCTCCTCGGCTACCCAGTTGAATGGAGAAAGTTTGTGGAACTCACCTTCTGGTAGAAGACGCTTCATGCGGTTGACGATATATCTAATATCGTAGAACTTGTTGTTCCAGCCAGTGATGATATCTGGAAGCCATGCTTTAGAACGCCAGACACGGAGGAACTTATTTAGAAGCTCTACTTCGTCCTTACATTTGATGTAAATGGTATCTTCACTCTCCAGTGAATAATCGTAAAAGCCGAAGGTGATCGAGCGCATACGGCCATCTTGCTTCTTGGCGAGAGTAATGGCGTTGATCTCTTTGTCGGCAGTGTCCAGATCAGCAAAGCCACCCGCTGAGTCGTTCTCGATATCGATTGAGATGACGTTCAGGAGGGAGAAGTCGAAATCAATCTCCCCAGGATATTTGTCGTAAAGGTAGACGAACTTGTAATCCGTCATACCATAAGTCTTTGAATTCTTAGTCTTCTGACGCATTCCCACGAACTGACGTGCCTCGGATATCGTCCTGAAATCCTGACGAGCTACGGGTTCATTATGAATTGTTCTGTAGGGGGATTTTTGATTAGGTAAGTCGGTTGTGGGAAGGAAGAGGTAAGGTTGATAAGCTATCTTTTCCTTAAATTTCTTACCATCTCGATAACCACAGACATACAACTGGTCGTTGCGACTATCAACACTCGTGTAAAATTCCATAATTCCTCCTGTGACGAACTCCCGTCACTCTTAAACATCTCAGCAGAACAATCTGAACTGAAAATATGCTAAACTTTCATTCTTTCATAAATTTCCACTACATCTGACCCATAGGACGGACATAGCATCACTCTCTCGGGCAATCCGTTGCGATCATATGGTCCAACGTGGCCACAAATGAAGAAAACACCGGGAAGACGGTCGGGGATCAAATGACGAAGGATTTCCGTCAATCGTTCGTTAGACTTTTGAAGTTCTTCATATGTTCGAGTATCTTCCATATCAGACCCCTTTGAAAGTCAAAGACTTATAATCCCATCCTCTAGTATGCGCCTTTTTCTTGGCAATGTCAAACTTTAATTTCGAGACGTGCCACCAAGGACGACCCTCAAGGTGATCCATCTCATGCTGTATGATGCGTGCAGAGAGCCCTGTGAAGACTTTCGTGTAGGTCTCGCCATTCGGTCCCATGAAACGAACACGGACGCTCAGGAAGCGTTCCTGCTTGATAGCGAGGCCAGGATAGGAGAGGCAACCCTCAAGGTCTTCCAGCATCTCACCCTCTGCGTTCACAATCCTAGGATTGATCATGAAGAAGTTTTCTTGTCCGCCTCTCATGGCGAAAAATGACCAAGGCAGACCAACCTGATTAGCAGCGAGGCCGAATCCCTTCTTGTCATGCATTAGCTTGACCATCTCTTCCGCAACGGGAACGATATCAAATGCAGGGGTCGAAGCGTTCCATCTGTGGGTTGGCGAATATAGCCCTGATAAGTCTTTCGTAAGTTCCAAGCGATTTCTCCATTCGTCTCTTCACATAATCCTGCGTTGGCAGGAAGTTAACGAAGCTATTGTGGCCCTCTATGTAGACCTGAACGTCAACGTCTTCAACGTTTTCAATTGGATTACCAAATCTGTCTGCAAATCTGTGACCATGAGCGTAGGCCATATGCAACAATGAAGTCATAGTCTCCTTCATGTGCCAATAGGTCGCGTCATTATTCATGGCATAGACATAACTATGACAGGCTTCTTCTATGGCTTTCGCAACATCCTCTACCGTATCCATGACGGGAGGGGGCGGAATGTTCTGCCAGTACTTCTCTGGAGAGACGTAAATGCCAGGACTAATTAATGAAGTCATTGCGATGCTTGATGCGGATAAGCTCTGAACTCAGACAACTGATATAAATCACCATATCCTTCGCTTGCTCAGCACTAAAGCCTTCTGCAATGTACTTGTTAAAAAGTTCCTCATCACAATCGAGGCCACAAATAGCCTTCAAATCATGATAGAATTCAACTGCGTCTTGAACAATATCTTTTGGTGTTGACATAATTTCTCCATAATAGATTAAGGGTCTGCCTAGAGGGTTAAAAGTCCTCTGGCAGACCCTCTTTCGCCGTTTACGCCAACGCTCGGTTTACGTCCGAGAACGGGAGGCTATAGGTCACCCTATAACACATCTCCACCAGTTTCTCTTTTACACCACGGAAAGATAACAGAACCGTTTGAGCTACTGCCCTCCGAAGAGCTTATATGTAGCAGAAACCTATTCCAATGTCAAGGCTAATTCCAATAACCGTCTTCGAATTTCTTGTCCTTTTTGTTCTTGTCACGGGAATGATTTTTATGGTTACGTTTCCCGTGAACGTCATCCTTGGTAGGGACGTAGACTTCTTCTTCTTGCGGACGCGTATTTCCCCAATTTACATCTTTGGGGTCGAAACGAACAGCCTTGCTCATCGTAGTAGGTTCCTAGTTAGTGTTAATCTCAGAACGCAGGATTGAACTTGCGGAACACCCTGACGCCCTTCGTGTTGAAGTCGCTCGGAAGAGCTTCCTTCGAACGGGCACTGTAAGCTCCCACACGATCCGCAACGCGCTGCGCTGTGCGATGATGGACGCCAACCTTTGAGGCAACTGCACGGAAGGTCTCTCCACTGCGAAGACCGGCAACGATCTTCTTATTACGCTTTGCTGTACTCATATTCTCTCTCCTTCTCATTATGTCGAACTATTCGACACTTCCAAAATTACAGGGCAATTCTCTTATCATCATAAAAGAAATCTACCATATCTGCAATATCATCTTCTGCGTCGTTATAAACATTCACGTCCACGCACGCCTCGATGAACTCTAAATAATCTTCCGGTGACAGGAACCCTTTGATGGTGTCCAGCTTGCTCAAATTCTTTACAACAAGTGGATCATCATCTTTAGGTACGTCTACGGACTTTCCCTTCCACTTAGGATGGGAGGAAATTGCAATTAATTTACCCAAGGCTCGCGTCTGCCTTCGCCTTCAACTCAACGAATTCCCTGGCTTGGTCTGTCATGGCTTCAACAAAGCGACCATGCGTACCAGATTGAACCATCCACGAATGAGGAAAGTTCAACATAAGCTGAAGGGCAGAACCGCAGACGGCAGGAAGTTGAACATCCTTATTTGCGTTCTGAAGCTTCGTTATTGCTAAACTGACATCATTATGAAAATCCATAAGGCTTTCCTTCGAAGGCCACTCGTTAGCGGGTAACTGGTCCAATATAAACTCCTTCTTCGCCTACTGTATCCATAACCGGAATTGTAATCGACTTGCTCTTGATTTCTCTAACGAATGTGCAAGCCGAAGACACGTCTGGAAACTCTCTAGTTCTCTCGATTAGGACGTTTCTCTTGTCCTTCTCTGTATACGACACTGTGTGTTTCATATGAGTCTCCATCGGTACATACCGTAAGGGGCTTATATAACACACGTTTTGAAGTTTGTCAAGTCCTTTAAAAAATTGGGGCTGGTACGACCATTTAATGAAGCTGCCTTGCGGTCTTCACACCCCTTCAATTGGTACTAGGAGAAGGAATTGCACCTTCACCGATTGGTTCACAGCCAATCATGCGTACTACTTACAACATTCCTAGCATTTGCTAGTTATGATGCTTCTCGATACCATCTTTAGGAATACTCATGTCCTTTAACTCCAAAATTGGCCCACACGACAGGAGTCGAACCTGCATCTTACCTCCAGTTAGCTTTGGCTCCGTTCGTAGCGGAGGGGCGTACATGTGGATGCTAGTCCTTATTTATTAAGTCAGCCATCTGGTCCATAAGACCAATTTGAAGCTGAATAAATGCGTGCCACTCTATGCGGCCCGCATGAATTTGATCATGGTTCGCCATGAAGAACTCAGAAGGTGTTAATGGGGAATATATGACATCCTTTGCCGTAATGATAACTGGATATTCTACATCAACTGGCTTCTTCTTGCCGAAACCAAACATAATAAAACTCCTTAAATGGTGCGTCTGATAGGGGTCGAACCTACATGGCTGTTAACCGACAGTTTCTAAGACTGTTGTGTCTACCAATTCCACCACAAACGCATTGATTGGTAGTCGTATTTATTAATGGTGCTCCCACCTAGAGTCGAACT